CGCCGCCGCCTTCGCCGCCGCAGGCGCGGGCGCGGCGTGACGGATGCAGCGGCCTGGGCGGCCGCGCTCCGTCACGCCGCGCGCGTGTGGGGAATCGCCCCGGAGGCGTTCTGGCGGCTGTCGCTGCGCGAATGGCGCTGGCTGACGGCGGCGGAGGCGCGGCCGCTGGAGCGCGGCGAACTGGCGGCGCTGATGGCGGCGTTTCCCGACCGGGCAGGCGACGGCAACGACAAGGACATTCCATGAGCTGGTTCGAGGACGATGCCGTGCGCACCGTGCGGGTGGAGGCCGATCTCGGCGGCGCTTCGCGGGCGGTTGCGGAGATGGGGGCGGCGCTGGCGGCGCTGTCGAAGCCCGCCGCCGACAGCGCGGCGGTGCTGGAGCGGGCCTTCGCGCGCTCGTTCGACGTGCTGGAGGCGCAGATCCTGCGGACGACGCGCACCGGCGAATTCTCGTTCCGCGCGATGGTCGATGCGGTGATCGCCGACCTCTCGCGGATCGCCGTCCAGAGCTTCATCACCGCGCCGCTTGAGGGGTTCCTGGCCGGCCTCTTCGACTTCGGCGGGGCGCGGGCGATGGGCGGGCCGGTGGCGCCGGGGCGGAGCTATCTGGTCGGTATCTGGTCGGCGAACGCGGGCCGGAACTGTTCACGCCGTCCGGACACGGAACGATCGCCGCGTCCGGCGGGGCGGGACCGCGCCCGTCGGTCAACGTCACCGTCCAGGCGCGCGATGCGCAGAGTTTCTTCAGATCGCAGGCGCAGATCGCCGCGGCGCTGAGCCGCGCCGTCGCGCGCGGCGCACGGAGCCTTTGAGCCATGAGCTTTCACGATATCGCATTTCCCGCCGCGATCGCCTTCGGCTCGTCGGGCGGGCCGGAGCGGCGCACCGAGATCGTCACGCTGGGATCGGGGCGCGAGGAGCGCAACACGCCCTGGGCGCAGAGCCGCCGCCGCTACGACGCCGGGCTGGGCCTGCGCTCGCTGGACGACNNTTCTTCGAGGCGCGGCGCGGGCGGCTCTACGGCTTCCGCTGGAAGGATTTCCTCGACTTCAAGTCGTGTCCGCCCCTGCAGGCGACCAGCCCGCTCGACCAGACGCTGGGCGAAGGCGACGGGGTGCGCACCGCGTTTCCGCTGGTCAAGACCTACTGGGACGCGGCCGGCTCCTATGAGCGGCGGGTGACCAAGCCGGTGGCGGCGAGCGTCAAGGTGGCGATCAACGCCGTCGCGCTGACCCAGGCCGATTTCAGCGTCGACGGCGAGGGCGTGGTGACGTTGAACGACGCGGCGGCGGATGGCGCGCTGGTGACGGCGGGCTTCCAGTTCGACGTGCCCGTGCGCTTCGACACCGACCGGCTGAGCATCGACCTGACGGCCTTTCGGGCCGGCGAGGCCCCGTCCATTCCGCTCGTGGAGATCCTGACATGAAGAACTTCCATCTGCGCCTGACGCAGGCGCGGCTCGCCGGCTTCGAGGCGGAGCGGCGCTTCTGGAAGGCCTATGCCGAGGAGAAGGGCGCCGCGGCCGCCGAGCGCATGAAGCTGCGCTGCGGCGCGGCGTCCCATGCGGCGGCGCTGCGGCGGTCGCCCGACGAGCCCGTGGGACGCTTTCCGATGCGGCGGGGGAGGAAGGACCGTGCGTGACGTCTCGCCCGCGCTTCAGGCGCATCTGGACGCCGGTGCGACGACGCTCGCCAAGTGCTGGCGCGTGACGCTGGCCGGCGGCGCCGTGCGCGGCTTCACCGAGCACGACCGCGACCTCTCCTTCGGCGCGACCCTCTTCCGCGCCGCGACCGGCTTCGCCGGATCGGCGATCGCCGCGCAGCTTGGCCTCGCGGTCGGCGACAGCGAGATCGCCGGCGTGCTGTCGGACGAGGGCATCGACGCCGGGGAACTGGAGGCGGGGCTCTATGACGGCGCGCGGGTCGAGACGTTTCTCGTCAACTGGTCGGACGCCGCGCAGCGCGTGCTGCTGTCGGTCGCCGAGATCGGCGAGGTACGGCGCGGCGCCCACGCTTTCGAGGCGGAGCTGAAGAGCGTCGCTGCGCGGCTGAACGTGGCCGTAGGCCGGACCTTCCAGCCGGTCTGCGATGCGGTGCTGGGCGATGCGCGCTGCGGCGTCGATCTCGGCGCGCCGGGACGCCATGGCGCGGGCGTCGTCAGCGCGCCCGGCGACGGCCGGGTGCTGGGCGTCGCCGGGCTGGACGGATTTCCGGCGGAGCGCCTGGCGGGCGGCGTGCTGACCTGGACGAGCGGCGCGAATGCCGGACTCACGGCAGAGCTGCGCGGCGGCGACGCGGGAACGCTGGAGCTGTGGCGGGCGGCGGCGCGGGCGGTGGAGGCCGGCGACGCCTTCACGCTGACCGCCGGGTGCGACAAGCGCCTCGCCACCTGCCGCGCCGCCTTCGGCAACGGCGCGAACTTCCGCGGCTTCCCGTTCATGCCCGGCAATGACTGGATCGCGGCGTCTCCCGCCAGCGGCGAGCGTCACGACGGGGCGAGCCTCTTTTCGTGAGCGGCGATGCGGCGGCGCGCGCCGTGGCGGCGGCGCGGGACTGGATCGGCACGCCCTTTCGCCATCGCGCGAGCCTTCAGGGCGCGGGCTGCGATTGCCTCGGCCTGGTGCGCGGCGTGTGGCGGGCGCTGACCGGCGTCGAGGCCGAGCGGCCGCCGCCCTATCACCCCTGGTGGGCCGAGGAGGGCGGCGGCGAGGCGCTGCGCGAGGCGCTCGCCCGGCACCTGACCACCCTGCCGCTGGACATGGCGGGGGCGGGCGACGTGCTGCTGTTCCGCTTTGCGCCGCGCGCCCCGGCGAAGCACGCCGCGATCCTGAGCGGGCCGGACCGCATGATCCATGCCTGCGCCGGACGCGCGGTCGCCGAAACGGCGCTGGGGCCGTGGTGGCGGCGGCGGCGCGCCTATGCCTTCCGTTTTCCCGGGGCCGAAGTGCCTCACCCCTAGATCGGGAAATCTTCATGGCGACACTGGTTCTCGGCCTCGCCGGTCAGGCGGCGGGCAACGCCCTGCTGCCGGCGGGGATTTCGCTGCTCGGACAGACGATCACCGGCGCGGCGATCGGCGGGGCGATCGGCGCCTATGCCGGGGCGCAGGTCGATGCGCTGCTGCGCGGCAGCGCCAGCGTCGAAGGTCCGCGCCTGAAGGAATTGCAGGTCCAGGCCTCGACGCCGGGCGCGCCGATCCCCCGCGTCTTCGGGGCGATGCGGCTGGCCGGGCAGGTGATCTGGGCGGCGCGTTTCAAGGAGACGCGCGAGCGTCACGGCGGCGGCAAGGGCGGGCCGCGCGTGACCGAATACGCCTATACCGCGAGCTTCGCGGTCGGCCTGTGCGAGGGGATCATCGGCGGCATCGGACGGGTCTGGGCGGACGGCAAGCCGCTGACCCTCGACGGCGTCGTCATGCGCGTTCATCCGGGCACGGAGGATCAGGCCGCCGATCCGCTGATCGAGGCGCTGGAGGGCGCGGACGCGCCCGCCTTCCGCGGCACCGCCTATGCGGTGTTCGAGGATCTGCCGCTGGAGCCGTTCGGCAACCGCGTGCCGCAGCTTTCCTTCGAGGTGATGCGCCCGATGACGGGGGAGGCCGGCGCGCTGGAGGAGGCGGTCGAGGCGGTCTGCCTGATCCCCGGATCGGGCGAGTTCGCGCTGTCGCCGGGGCGGGTGCTGCGCGACGTCGGGCGCGGGGCGTGGATCGCCGAGAACGTCAACAACCGCGCCGGCAAGAGCGATTTCGAGGCCTCGCTGGACCAGTTGCAGGCGGCGCTGCCCCGCGTGAAGCGGGTGGCGCTGGTCGTCGCCTGGTTCGGCGACGATCTGCGCGCCGGGACGTGCCGCATCCGTCCGGGCGTCGAGAGCGCGGCGAAGCGCACGCGGCCCGGCGCCTGGGAGGTCGCGGGCGTCGCGCGCGGCGCGGCCCATGTGGTGAGCGCGACCGACGGGCGGCCGAACTATGGCGGCACGCCGGACGATGCCGCGGTGGTCGCGGCGATCGCCGCGCTGAAGGCGCGCGGGATGGAGGTGACGCTCTATCCCTTCATCCTGATGGACGTGCCGCCGGGCAACGGCCTGCCCGACCCGTGGGGCGGGGTGGAGCAGGGCGCGTTCCCCTGGCGCGGCCGCATCACCTGTCACCCCGCGCCGGGGCGTGCGGGCAGCCCGGACAAGAGCGCGGCGGCGGCGGACGCGGTGGCGGCGTTCTTCGACGGCGAATGGGGGCTGGCGCGGATGACCCGCCACTATGCGGGGCTCGCCGCCGCGGCGGGCGGGGTGGATACGTTTCTCATCGCCAGCGAACTGCGCGGCATCACGACGGTTCGGTCTGCCGCCAGCGCCTATCCGGGCGTCGCGCGGCTGAAGGCGCTGGCGGCCGAGGTGCGGGGCATCCTGGGGCCGGGGACGAAGATCTCCTACGCCGCCGACTGGACCGAGTGGCGCGGCCACGATGCGGCGGACGGCAGCGGCGACTTCCACTTCCATCTCGATCCGCTGTGGGCGGATGCGCAGGTCGACTTCGTCGGCATCGACTATTACGCGCCGCTCGCCGACTGGCGCGACGGGACGGACCACGCCGACTATGCGCTGAGCCCGACGGGGACGGCGTATGACCCAGCCTATCTGAGCGGCCAGGTCGAGGGCGGCGAGGCGTTCGACTGGTTCTACGCGTCCGACGCCGCCCGCGCGGCGCAGACGCGCACCGCCATCGCCGACGGCGCCCACGGCAAGGCGTGGGTGTTCCGCGCGAAGGACATCCGCAATTGGTGGCGTCATGCGCACTACGACCGGCCGGGCGGCGTCGAGGCGGCGTCGCCGACCGCCTGGGTGGCGGAGAGCAAGCCGGTGCGCTTCACCGAGTGCGGCGTGCCGGCGGTCGACAAGGGCGCGAACCAGCCCAACGTCTTCCACGATCCGCGGTCGAGCGAGAGCGCCTATCCGCACTTCTCGTCGGGCGCGCGCGACGACCGGGCGCAGCGCAGCGCGCTGGAGGCGCTGATCGGGCATTGGCGGGCCGAGGGCGCCAACCCGGTGTCGTCCGTGTACGGAGCGCCGATGATCGACATCGGCCGGGCGCATGTCTGGGCCTGGGACGCGCGCCCCTTTCCGGACTGGCCGTTGCGGGCCGAAATCTGGTCGGACGGTGCGCTGTGGCGGACCGGGCACTGGCTGAACGGCCGCGCCGGGGCGGCCCCCCTGGGCGCAATGGTCAGGGAGATCTGCGCCGCCGCCGGGGTGACGGCGGTCGACGTGTCAGGCCTGCGCGGCGTCTGCGCGGGCTATGCGCTGGACCGGGTGATGAGCGCCCGCGAGGCGCTGGCCCCGCTGATGACCGCCTATGCCTTCGATGCCGCCGAGAGCGCCGGTATCGTGCGCTTCTTCCATCGCGGCGACGGGTCGGAGACGGCGCTGGCCGCCGACGATCTCGCCGAACCCGAGGAGGGCGCTTCGGCTGAGTTGAGGATCGTGCGCGCCGAAACCGCGATGCTGCCGGGCGCGGCCAAGGCCGCGTTCGTCGATGCGGGCGGCGACTACCAGTTGAGCGCGGTGGAGGCGCGGCTGAACGGCGCAGGATCGGCCAAGGTCGCGCAGATCCAGCTGCCGCTGGCGCTGGGTCGGGCCGAGGCGGAGGCGGTCGCGGCGCGGACGCTGCACGAGGCATGGAGCGCGCGCGAGGCGGCGCGCTTCGCTCTGCCGCCGAGCCGCCTCGCGCTGGAGCCGGGCGATGCGGTGCGCCTTGTCATCGACGGGCGGCCGCGCGCCTTCCGTCTGACGCAGACGACCGAGAACGGCGTCAGGCTGGTCGAGGCCGGGCGGCTGGAGCGCCAGCTCTACGAGGCGCCGCTTGCCCGGCTGGAGGGCGAGCCGGGAGCGCCCTGGGCGGGCGCCGGTCCGCCGCTGGTCGTTCTGTTCGATCTCGCACCCATCGCCTTCGGGGCGAGCGAGGAGGGACTCCATGCCGCCGCCTTCGCCGAGCCGTGGCCGGGGCGGGTGGCGCTGCTGAAGGCGGAGGCGGCGGAGGGACCGTATGCGCCCTGGGCGGTGCTGACCCGCCGGGCGGTTCTGGGCGAGACGGCGAGCCCGCTGGCGCAGGGGCCGCTCAATGTCTGGGACCGGGGCGCGGCGCTGGACGTGCTGCTCTGTGGCGGGACGCTGAACGCGGCGGGCGAACGGGCGGTGCTGGACGGCGCGAACCGGGCGGCGGTCGAGAGCGCGCCGGGCGTCTGGGAGGCGATCCAGTTCGCGGGCGCGGAACTGGTCGCGCCGGACACCTGGCGGCTGACGGGGCTGCTGCGCGGGCAGGCGGGAACGGAGGGGGCGATGGCCGGGAGCCTTTCCCCCGGCGCGCGTTTCGTGCTGCTGGACGATGCGGTGGCGAAGACGCCGTCCGGCCCGGCCGAGGCGGGCGCGACGCTGTACCTGAAGGCGGGGCCGGAAGCCGCGCCCTATGACGACGTCGCATGGGAGACGTTCGCCGCGGACTACGAGGCGGCAGGGCGGCTGCCCTGGCGGCCGGCGGCACTGCGCGCCATGCGGCGCGACGGCGGCGACATCGAGATCGCCTGGGCGCGGCGGGCGCGCGACGATTCCGGACGCTGGGGGGCGGGCGAGGTGGCGCTGGGCGAAGAAGCCGAACGCTACCGCCTCGACATCGGCGCGGGGCCGCTGCGCAGCGTGACGCTGGAGGCGAGCGCCTTTCTCTACACCGCCGCGATGCAGGCCGAGGACTTCGGCGGCCCCGCGCCATCGCCGCTGGCGCTGGCCGTCACGCAGATCAGTCCGCGCTTCGGCCCCGGCCGCACGGCGAGCGCGGCGGTTTCACTCTGAAGGAACGACATGAGCGATACGCATAATCTCGGCCTGCCCTTGCTGGAGGCGGGGCAGGCGCAGAAGCACGTCACCGTCAACGAGGCGCTGCGCCTCCTCGATGCGGTGGTGCAGATCGCGGTGAGCGCGGTGACGGATGCGCCGCCCGCCAGCCCCGCCGAGGGCGAGCGCCACATTGTCGGCGCCAGTCCCAGCGGCGTCTGGAGCGGCCATGCGGACGCGATCGCGCTGCGCCGCGACGGCGTCTGGGTGTTCATCGCGCCGCAGGAGGGCTTCGTCGCCTTCAACCGCGCGACCGGGCGGCTGCTGGTCTTCGCGGGCGCGTCCGGGTGGCTCGATCTCTTCCTCGACGCGGCGCTGGACCAAGTGGCGCGGGTCGGGATCGCCACGGCGGCCGACGCGACGAACCGCCTGGCGGTGCGCGCGCCGGCGATCCTCCTGACCGCCGTGCCGGCCGCAGACGGCGGCAGCGGCGACGCGCAGGTGAAGATCAACAAGGAGGCGGCGGGCGATACCGCGACGCTGCTGTTCCAGCGCGGCTATTCCGGGCGGGCCGAAATCGGCCTCGCGGGCGACGATCACCTGCGCCTCAAGGTGAGCGCCGACGGCGCGGCCTGGAGCGAGGCGGCTTCGATCTCGAACGCGAGCGGCCATTGGGGAATCGGCGGCGCGGCTCCCGATTCCCATGTCGCGCCGTCGCTGATTACCGGGCTGATCCCGACGACCGGCGAAGCGCTGCTGGCGGCGACGGCGATCTTCAACGCCGACAATCCGGTGCCGTTCTACACCAGGCGGGCGCGCGGCACGCCCGCGTCCCCATCGGCCATCGCGGCCGGGGACCGCTTCTTCGGCTTCTACGGCGGCGGCTATCATGCGGGCGGCGGCTGGAGCCCCAACGCCGTCGCCTTCCAGGGCGCGGCCGAGGAGGCCTTCACCGCGACCGGCCACGGCACGCGGGTCGATTTCGCCACGACGCCGGTCGGCGGCACGGCGCGGCGGACCATCGTCCAGTTCCGCGCCAACGGCACGCTGCACCTGACGCCGATGAGCGCCGCGCCGGCCTCGCCCGAGAACGGGCAGGTCTACTACGACAGCTCGACCGCCAGGTTCCGCGGCTATGCCGGCGGGGCCTGGGTCGATCTCCACTGACACATGAAGGAGGACACATGGGCTTTGAACTGGACGCGCGCTCGCGCGCCCGGCTGAAGGGCGTCAATGGCGACCTGGTGCGGATCGTCGAACGCGCGGCGCTGACCGGCGGCGCGCCGTTCCGCGTGCTGGAGGGGATGCGCACGCTGGCGCGGCAGAAGGCGCTGGTCGCGGCGGGAGCTTCGAAGACGCTGAACTCGCGCCACCTCACCGGGCACGCCGTCGATCTGGGCGCGACGGTGGATGGCGCGGTGCGCTGGGACTGGCCGCTCTATGCCGGCCTTGCCCGCGCCATGAAGCAGGCGGCCGCCGAGCTCGGCCTGCCGCTCGTCTGGGGCGGCGACTGGAAGATGCGCGACGGACCGCACTTCGAACTGCCCCGCAAAACCCATCCCGCAACCTAGGAGACGATGATGACCGATCTTTCGAACGCCCTGGCCGCCTTCTTCGAGGCCTTTCCCGCCTGGCTGAACGCGCTGCTGGCGCTGGTGACGGCCGCCTCGGCGGCGACCGCGCTGACCCCGACTTCGGCCGACGACCGCCTGCTGGGCCGGGTGCGGCGGGTGCTGGAATGGCTGGCCCTCAATGTCGGCCACGCGAAGCCCGCCGCACCCAAGGCGCCGGAGCGGCCGGCGGGAGGCTAG